GAAAGGTTAGAATACGATTTAGTATTATGCCACAAGTAATGTCAGATAAATTAGAACCTGGTACATCTAAGATAGAAGATAGAATAAAAGCAGTAAATGATTTTTATAAAGCAGGATATGATGTACATTTAAATTATTCACCCATTATAGTATATAATGATTTTATGCAAGATTATCTTAAATTGTTTAGTATGGTAGATGAATTAATAGATGATTCTATAAAACCAGATATAAAGGCAGAATGTATATTCCTTACACATAATAAAGAAATGCATGAGTTTAATAAAAGTAATAATGTAAATGGAGAAGAATTATTGTGGACTCCACATAATCAAGAAACTAAGGTATCTAATTATGGTTGTACAAATATAAGATACAATTACAAAAAAAAGAAAAAGTATATAGATATATTTGAAGCTATGCATAAAGATCATATTGGATGGCAGCAAATACGTTATATATTTTAAGGAGGAAAAATGAAACCGTATAGAAAATCATGGGGTAATAGTAAAATGTATTATTGTCCTAAAAGTAAAAAAGTATGGCAAAAAGTTGGAAAACATATTAATAAAGATGGGTATGAAATATACTTAGATATGCCTAGTTATGGATTAGAAAGAAAGGAAATCAATGCGAATAACTGAGTATATACATTGGATTACTAGGACAGATATAGGTATGGCAGTTAATCCTAAGCAAGATGATTATACACATTTAACACCTAATATGTTAGATAAAAGAGCTAGATACTTATATCAATGTAAATTAAAAGGAAAGGAACCAGTGAGATGAAAATGAATAATTACTTGCAAGATTTCTTAAGTGAAGGGGGTTATGAGCTAGGTTATAGTGAAAATGATCTACCTAACTTAGGAGATATGAAAAAAGTATTAAAAGATGGTATAACAATATGGAAGTATTATCAAGTTACTGAAAGACAGTATTATGCTGGTAAGAAAGTACCTAGGTAAGTTAAATCATAAATGTGAGATGTGCAGTGATGTGTCCTATGGCGAAAAATATAACGCTGTAGGATACTTGACTGATGCAAATTTAATAATATGCACAAAATGTGCTAAACGAGAAACAGGAGGAAAAAGATGGCAAGCAAAAAGCCAACAATTAAAGAAGTTGTCGCAAAAGTAGAGATGTTAAATAGAGTAAATGATACATTAGTAGATATGGTAAATAAATTAGGGTATCTAATAAAGCAATACATTGAATTTAAAGATGATGTTAAAGACTTTCATGAGTATCAACAAGAAATATTAGCAGCAAGAAAAAAAATAACGGAGGGCTTGAATGACAAAAAGATTAAATGACCTTTGGTTTGTATGTGACAAATGTGGTACTTCGTACGATAATCATATGGAAGAAATATATGATGCAGATTCAGAAGAACTACAATGGGCAAATACACCAACATCAAATGAGAATATATGGGAAGCAATAACTAAAGCAACAATAAGGATACAACATGAAAATAAAAAGTGCGAAAGCAAAGGGTAGGAATTTACAAAATTTAGTAAGGGATAAGCTTAGAAACATCTTCGTTGACAGTTGGAAGAAAGTTCCAAAGCTCGAGTATGATGATATAAAATCACAAACTATGGGGATGGGAGGCGAAGATATTGTACTATCTCCCACAGCAAAAAAGCTTATTCCTTACAGCTTTGAATGCAAGAATACAGAACGACTAAATCTGTGGGGGTCGTTAAAACAATGTGAAGATAACTGTGAAGGCAGAGAACCTGTGCTAATTATTAAACGCAATAGGTCAGAAGTTTATGCAGTTATAAAATTTGATAACTTTTTACAAATAATAAGGGAGACGTATGAATAGCACAAAAGAGTCCTTAGATGGACTAAGAATACTAGTTGACTTAATAGAACAAATGGAAAAAAAGCAGGGAGATCATCCTGAATATGTTGTTAAGAATATTGAGTTAGTAGATAAAATAATAAAAATACTAGAAGGGTTTAAAAACGAATTAATTGATCGTTTACCTACCTCGTAATAACTGACGTACGCGGACTGGCTGTAGATCTTGCAGCCTTTCTGTGTTCGCTAAATGCATCTAATGCTTCTATTGCCTCATCATAACCAGTAAATTCTGGTAATGGTACTTTACTTGATACTTTTTCCACCCCTTTGATTAACCGATTCTGCCACTTTTTAGCTCTAGCGGTAGGAAATACTCCTAATTCAAAGTATAAACCTGTACCTTGATGACCATCAAACACTAAATCACCTGTATTGTATATGGTTCTACCTAATTGTACATTTAATATATTCATAATTTTTCGAGTTTTTTGATCACCTGACGCAGCAGACAAATCATTATAGCCTACTAACAAAGAAGTCCAACTTTCTTCATCTAAATCCCATAATTCTGCTAATTCACCTAATGCTAAAAAGTCAGAAAATGCAGGAGCTCCTATTAAAGCACCAAGTGCTCCTCTACCATATGTAACTTTTGCTAATTCTTCTTTATCATCAGATGTAAAAAAGTTCCACCATTGACTAATACGCTGAGCACTATCATGTTGTATTAACCTAAACCAATCACTTTTTGTAAGCGCGCTAAGTAATGCAGGTGCACCAGCATAAACTATCCCCATTCTAAAAGCTTTTCCTACTTCAGCGCCTAGAATATCACCAGCCATCATACCGTGTTTAGCATTTCTTAATAAACCAAAATTATACTCACCAAATTTCATTCCATAATGTTGAAATTGAAACATAAATCTACCTACAGGAGACCTTAATAATTGGGATTTAGACACACTAGAGTAATCAAAGTGTAATAAAGTTGTCATTCTTTCAGCATAATTTTTTGCTTTACCTGTAATATGTGAAATAAACTCTGCGTCAGAAATACCTCTATCTTTATATTTAGGTTCCCTATTTAACATATTTTTATATTCAGTATTTTTTAATAAAGAGTCATACATTTTATAAAAACCTAGCTTATAAGTGCTTGAACGATTTACATTTTCTATTTTTTGCATTAAAATACCACTTTTTTGTGCAACTTTACCTGTTATATCTGCAAATTGACCTAATTTTGATGGTTTTGTAAAAGTAATTTCATCACCAGCAATTTTAATAGTTTGTTGGAAAGGCCTACCTTTAGCTGTATCTATTAAATCTGGAGCAATATCACTAAAACCAAGTCCAGATTCTTGCATCATTTTAGTTACTAATGCATTCATTTTAGGATCTCTATAAAAAGCTCTAGATTTACTGATTATAGGCCTTCCAAATTCAACATAGTTTAATAACATTTGAGTTGCATTTTTAGCACCAGACCTAAGATTTAAACCTAATTTAGAAGTAAACTCTAGATTTAAAATAGCTCTACTTAAGTTATTCCATTCAGGATTAGCAATTTCTTTAGTGCCTAGGTGAGCAAAATTCATTTCTTTTACCATTTCTACAAACTGAGCACCGTAACCTTCTAAGTCACCACCTTTTTTAAATGTAGCGATTGCATCTTGCAATACTTCTCTAGTATATTTTTGCGAATGAGCAACAAAGTTAAACCTATTTATTTCATCTACATATCTTTTAACAATAACAGGGAAATTCATTGAATATAATTTATTGTCTAAGTCTTTAGTCCTAGGTTTAATTCTTTTAGAAAGATATAAATTTATATCATCTACAGCAGCTTTCATTAAGTCTACATTATCAATAAATCCTTTAGCACCTGGAGAACTACCTATATTAGAATCAACAGCTAGTTTTTGTAACTTAGGCATTAATCCATCTAAAAATTCTACGTTTAAATCATATCTAAAATGAGGATAGTAGCCAGCTTTTTCATCTGGTAGTAATTTTTTAGATAATTTAGTACGAACTTCTTTTAACATATTGGTATCTGTCATTCCTTTAGAGATCATACCAGACTGAACAGCATCTATATAAGCATTAACACCTCTATTTAAAGTATTATAAGCATCATGCATTAACTGTACATAGTCTACTACAGCATTTTCCATATTAATATCTTTTAAATTAGCTCTACGTATAGCATTTTTAATTACTGTTACATCCTTTTTTTGTAAAGGCTTACCTTTACGGTCTGCACTAATTTTTACAATTTCAGGTATACTTCTTAAACCAGTATCTTTATTCTCTATAAAATTAATAAAGTCTTTATAAACCTTTCCTTCCCCTTTAGATAGAAATGTATCTAATTCACCCATTTTGCTAGACAACTCTCTTTCGGATGCCTTGCCTTGACCTACTTCAAATTCTAATCTTTGTATTTCATTTTCTAAATCATTTAATCTTTTGTTAGTCTTTTTCATGTTTACAGTAGTTTCTTCCATTCCTACTTTTATACTAACTCTACTTAATGACTCTAATACTTTATTAAATTGTTGCTCATTTACATATTGCCTACCTTTTAGTTCATGCTGGGTTCTTAATAAATTATCGTAAAACTCACCTAACATAGGATTACGCCTAACAACACCAGACGTAGTATATAAGTTTCTTCCAAAAACACCTGCTAACTTACCCTTATTAATCCATTTTTTAAGATACTTTAACTCGCCTTTAAACTTATTTATATCTGTTTTACTAGGCTCCCATGCTTTCCAGTCTGTAGGTTTAAATCCAAACATTTGTACATGTTTTTTTACTATTAGATTGCTAGGATTGTCAAACATTTTTTTAACTTTAGGGTCATTAATAAACTCTTGACCTAACTTATATATTTCCATATGATTTTTTGACGGGTTACAGGCCATTAACAGTCCTCCGGTTTTTTGTTTATATCTTGTCTTATATCTTTTTGATTATATG